AAACTTAGTTTCAGACATAGATTACAATTTAAAAAAATAACTTTTTATTCAGTGATAAATATATAAAGAGATAAGAAAAATTAAAAAAAAATTAAAAGAAAGTTACCTTGCTAAATCTTCGCTTTCTTCATCTCCAACATTAAATCCAGCTGCTATAGCTTCTGCTTCAGTATAAGAAGTTACCCCATTAAATACAGAACCTGTTATAAATGATTGTATGCTATCTTCATATTTAACAACACATCTTGGATCTGTACTTCCAGTATGGGGGTATACGCTGTAGGCATACAAAGATATTCTTTGATCTCTTGGAGGTGCGTTTAGATCATAAACATCTGCAGAGGCTGCTAAAGCTGAGCTTGAGTTTGGATATTCGTAATATAAATGCATAATTATGGGGTTGAATAATATGTTTTAAGATTATCTTCTATATTTGTTATTTCAGATGTTTTATCTGCTCCAAAGATTAACAGCTCTGAAAGTTGACCATTATATGCTGATGTACTGTTTCTTCCTATTGTTGTATCAGAACCCATTTGTGCACCTGTAACTACCCAATCACCACCTGTTGATGTTGGTTCTGCAACTTGGTCTACCCTAACAACTGAGGATGCACCGTTTAACATCCTTGTCACTACGTGAAGGTCTGTGTCTGCGTGAGCTGTGGCTCCTTGAGTATTAATTTGAGTACCACCAAACTTACTTAGTACACCTACTCTCATAAATCTCTTGGAGTCATTCCTAATAAAATTATTACTATTCACCAATGATACTAAAGTAGCTTTAGTACCTGCACCACCTGCACTATAACGTGCATATACATCAAAAGTTGTTATAGGCTGTGATGTTGTTGGAACACCTGATATAGTTAAATGGAGATTGTTTGCACCCTGAGTTGTCGGTAAACTGTTCTTAGTTTCAATAGTTCCTGCTGTTGCAATTCTGATTTGTCTTGATGCATTTGTCTGAGAACCGTCTCTACTATTACCTGATTGGTCATACCATTTTGCAAGAAACCCATCATCACTACCTAAAAAAGTTGTCAAGGCGGATGTATCCAGATTGCCACTTGCATCAAATCCAATGTCTTGTTCTGCATTGTCAGATGTTCGCCGAACCCTTACTGCATCGCCTGAGTAGGTAGATGATAGTTTTCTCAATGAATATGCTGCAAGAATATCAGTACCATATAAATCTAGTAATAATGTACCTCCTGCTTCTGCTTTAGCAGTTGCACTAAAAAATGCTGCTATCATTGACATTATGATTCCTGATTGATTGTAACTAATGCTGTATCATTACCTATGTAATGGTAATACACATAATTTCTTTTGGTAGTATCAAACGTACCATTTAAAACTTTAAATTGTGATCCTGTTAAGTGAAGTCCAACTGAAGATGAAATATCAGTCATTATAACATTTCCTAATATACTATTACCTGTATCTATAGACATTGATAAAGCTGAACCTGTAGTAACAGATATTATCCTGTTAGTAGAAAAATTTAATGTTGTAGTAAACGATGATGTTAAGGTAGTTGAGGTTGAACCTACATTAGTAAGACCATTTGTAGTTATTTCTCCACTTGCACTTACATTGGCAGAAGCTGTTATATTACCACCTATTAAGACATTACCAGCACTATCTACATTAAATTTATTTACAGGACCCGAAGTAGTAAAAGTATCACTACCCCCTATTACTAACCCATCAGCTGATTTTATTTCAACTGGGTCCATTAAAATTGAACTAGCCGTTATTGCTCCAACAGTAAAATCACCACTAGAAGATATATTAAGGGATCCACTAATTGTAGTAGTTCCTTGTACAGTAACATTACCTGTAGATGTAATATTAGAAAAAGTTACAGGTTGATCCTGTATAGCTGGTTTTATAACTTTTACTCTTCCCATAGAAAAAAATGTCCGGTACTAAATCCCGGACATTCAAAAATATAAATAAATAAATAAATTAGAAATTCAATACACAATAATCTGGTTGTACAGTCATTGTAATTTCTTGAGCAGCATCCGCATTATCATAATTGTAATCACCAAATGAAGCTTCGGTAATTAAAGCACCTTTAATAACCCATTCGGAAACAATATCTCCTACTGGACCTAAAACGTTAAAGGTAAGATTTTTCTTATAGAAATCAGAATAACCATCTCTACCAGTTACTGATTCGTGATGTAAACGAACCCATTCCATTACCGCTTGTGCACCTGATGGTGTGATAGGATCAAATAAAGTAAATGTAATAGGATTCCAAACTGTTTTTCCTTTCACATATCTTTGAATATTGATATGATTAAGAGCTACAGTTCCCTGAGTTACACTAATTGCACCTACTCCTTTTATTTGATAAGCCGGAAACCCATCTATAAACATTATAAACCTATTCTGTTGTTTCGGTTCAAATGCGGTAAAAAATATTTCGTTTGGATCTAATACTGGCATGTTTCTATTTTATTATAAATATTCTAAATTTAAATTTTTTAAGATGGGAATGTTGCACCCGTTGGTAAGATGTTGAAGTCTAATAATATGAATTCAGCAGTTCTAGTAGGTTGTAGGAAAATCTGTCCAACTAATTGGTTCCTATCGATTACATCTGGAGTATTATTGGTATCGTCCATTACTACTTTAAATGCAAATAATCCCTGTCTTTGTTGCACACTTTCCAAGAATGGGTTTACTTGGGTTAGGAAGTTATTTCTAGTGGCAGCTGTATTTTGCTCAAATACTAAGTTATCAGAAATTTGTGAGATAAACGATTTCAAACTAATTAATAATCTTCTTACATTTACTCTATCTAATGCCGTTTGTCTTTGTTGTAGTGTTTTCTGACCAAATACAACTACTCCTCTTCCGGGGAATGTAGCTATTGGATTAACTTTACCTACATACAATGAATCTCTTTGGGATTGAGATAATTTTCTTTCTGCTTGTACTACTCCTAATAACCCACCTCTACTAAATCCAGCTGGTGCGAACCATGTTTCTGATGTAGCATCTGTATTTGCATAAACACCTGGTATTAATGTGGATGCTGGGACCCATACTATTTGACCATTAGTAGGTTCTGCTACTTGTAACCATGGCCAATAAGCAGCAGCAAATGATGAATCTCTTTCTCCAGCTTCGGATGTTACTGTAGTAATAGTAGAACCATATTTTACTAAATCGACTACTGCTATAGCATCTCCTCTATTTTCTACTACTTCAATAATTCTACCCACTTGAGTAGCATGATCAGCATTATTAAGACCAGGAGCGGAAATTACATTAAACTTATATTCATCTTTATTTGCTAATAAATTAATAGCATCATCATAATCTGTAGCTACTAATCCTTGTGTTCTAGTTCCTATTTTTTCATACAATGTATTAGCGCCTGTAAATACTTCACCTGTACCACCACCGAATGTTCCAGATTGTGCTGTAGGGAGAGAGGCTGTAAATTCAGCTTTAGCTCCTCCATTATTATTAAAATAATCAGGAGTAGGTAGAGAAACTGATTTTACTCTTACAAATCGAGAAGCATTAGGGAATGAACCAGAGGTTCTAATAAATGGATCTGATGTACCAGATCCTATTACATCTTGAACTTGATTACCAATTACTCTTTCTATATAGTTAGACTGTCGGGGATCTAGAGATAAATTAGTAAATGTTTCTAATATAGTTTTACTATTGGTAGTATCATCACCCCTTCTAATAACTAAAGTAAATACTCCTTGATCTATATTACGTCCTGTTATTTCGTATCTAATATTATCGGCTGTACCGTTAGTTAAAGTACCTCCTGGTCCTACTAGATCAGGTGATCCTGGAGTTGTTTGGGTATTATTTAAAATAGCACCTTCAGATAATGTTTCTAATTCAAATGGAGATGTAGAAGCTAAATCATTACTATTTAATGTAATTACTAAATTAGTTCCACCCCCTGTTGTAGCTCCCAAAGATTGAGAAGTTACAGTTATAGTATCCCCTGCTTGGAATCCGCTTCCAGCACTACTAGAAATTGTAGTTGCTACTGTTCCACCAGGTGCTATTGTAATACTACCTGTAAATCCGGCACCACCTCCTGTTATAAGAGAGGCAGATATAGCAAAAGTACCTCCAGCTCCTGATCCAGAAAAGGTACTTAAGGAACCTAGTAATTGATTAACTCCTGTTTTTAACCCACCAGTAAATACCTCACTATCAATATTAGAGGAAGTAGCGGGGGCAAATGTGCCATTTGCTACCCTAGTTACTAATAGTGATGTACCTCCTTGCTGAAAATAATTATTAGCTGAAATAGAAGTTAAAAACGAATATTCCTGAGCAGAAGCCGAAAGAAAAGTAGTACCAAATTCAGCTTGGAATTCACTAAATGTAGTAACTAATCTAGGAATGTTGGGTTTACCTTTTACTGTGGGGCCTATAATAGCGGCACCAGCTACTACGGGTAAGGATCTAATTTGGGATTGATCATTTTCGTTAGCTAGTACACCAGGAGATAGAATAATTTCAGCCATTAGTCTTTATTTAAGTTTTATTATAAATATCAAAAACTTTTTAAAAAAAACTATTATAAGGGTTGAATTTCACCAGTATCTAATGATAATTTACCGGCGCCATATTTTTCCTCTAATTCTTTAACAACTATTTTTTCTTTTTTAGTTAGTTCAGCTAACCTTCTTTTTAATTCAATTTTAGAATTTTCTAAAACATTAATTTCAGCTTCTACCGTACCTAACGAATATATTAAGCTATCAAAATCTGTTTTTAATTCTTTTAAATTTTTAATTTCTTCCTCTGTTAAAACTTTTTTTTCTTTAATCATGACTTATTTTTACTATAATAAATATAATAAATTTAATTAAATACCATCATTAGGATCATTCCATGTTGGACCATCTAAGATAGTAATTATTTCACTATGGGTGTATGGTCCTTCCTTAGTAGTAAGTGCTTGTATAGATGACGGCATATCACCTACATATTTTCCTACTGTTTGGGTTTCTGCTATATTATAATTTATTGTAT